ATCCCGAAATCATAATCTAATGATACTACAAGAGTATATCATTTGATTGAATTCTAGGATGAAGACAGAAGTAAAACAGTATTTTAATCCGGATCAACATTTGACATTACATCAAGATAAAGAAGGACACATGATTGGAGGTGGATATCAGGTAAATAATTTACTATATCAACATAAGATGCCTTTGTTCGTATCTCTCGATGAAATGAATGGACAAACTGGCGGTAGGCACGGCGATGGTGGGGGCGATCAGCATTTTATTCCCGAAAAGTTCAGTGATCTGTTTCGTGATTTAGCAGTCCCAGCCGGATTATTTATGATGCCGGCATTGTTTCGCCCTCGCAACTACGCATTTGAAGTGCCGGACGGAGAGGTGAATACACAATCAAAAAAAAACGACAAGGACACAGACAAGGACACAGACAAGGACAAGGACACGGACACGGACACGGACACAGACACAGACACGGACACAGACACAGACACGGACACAGACACGGACACAGACACAGACACAGACACAGACACAGACACGGACACAGACACGGAATGCGATACTGATCGTCGTCAGCCTGTTCCAAAAGATATTTTTGACCGTTTATTAGAACTTGTCACACCAAGCGAGCGTGTTCAACATGATGTAAAAACACGCAGACAACGCCATCATAATAAGAAGAAGACTACGAAACGAGCACGCTCGTATATGGAATAATACAGGTTACGTAAATGTAAATAATCATTTCCGAGAGATTATCTACATTGTGGAATGGAATGGAATGGAATGGAATGGAATGGAATTATAATGCGATTTCGGTGATTTTCATACATGCGTCAAATGAAGCATTATAAAACTGAATGCTATCATCACCATTAATTCTGGATAATGTAACTGTGAATGTTACTGGACTAAGTGTGGAATTGTTATAAGAACCTGCGATTGGAAAGAGTGTGCTGCTTCGATTTGAAGTTCCGTCGCCACTTCTGAAATATTGCTGTCTTTTTGCGATTGGATCGCTTACACCATTAACTGTGATTCTCGATTCAAACGAATCAGTCAGATTGCCAGGGTTTGTTGTATTTCCACCAATCACATACAGCGCACTATATTCAACGATAATTTTGGAGTTATTGGAACGAGGTCTGTATATATATGAAGCAACATCTCCACTTGAAATATTTGTATTTATTTGGTTAAGTGATGCGTCATTGCCTTCGATGAAGACCGTATTCACCGTCTGTCCAGTCGTCCATCTCGTCGGATTTACAGACCCAGAAACATCTAAACGTGCTTGGTCATATAACATACCGGGTTGTGCTACTGCAACATTCTTTACACCATTCGATGTAATGACCGCATTATTGGTAGGATTATTGATATAGGTGAGAGGATAATCCTTATGTGAAAGGGGCTCCATCCACATCGAGTAGTTGTTCGTGTTTTGTGCGTTGGCGTTCAGTGCTCGGCCACGCACCTTATTCATCGAAAGGGACGACATCGGGTTCGAGAGCAGATAGTATGTCTATGTCTATGTTATATAATATACACATACTAAATTATGTGAATCACAACAGTGACCACGCTCCCTTATTAAATGGAGCAATAACAACATCGTTGATTTTACTCTTCATCTCCTGAACCCGAGCTTCATGAAGCGGATCCAGCATTTTCCCCGCCTCGTAGTTCTGAATACTCGCCATTAATTTTGATGACGCAGGGTTGATATCCGGTTTGGGTCCATAGCAATTTACACCGACTTTCATACTTGCATTATTCATATAACCACCATTGATACCTGGACGACCACAACTGTTCTTCTTCACAGGGTCGGTGCTTTTCTGTAACTCTTCCCACGTGGATTTCTGAGTTGGGTATAATATCATCTGATGATCCGACCATCCATACGAACACCATTCGGCACCAGACTTGTGTGCTTCTTCCATTTGGTCAATATTCGCTAATTTTGCGCCATATGCCTCGCAAAGCGCCTTTGCGTTGTCGTAGTCATACACATTTGCGGGAATATGAAAAACCTGCTTCCTCATTTTGAGAGACGGTCCTGTTCCTAAATCGCCGCTTCCACCTACCGCATCTGGTTCCGATGGAACTTTTTGAGAGATTACAATCTCTGGCTTGGGTGAAAGAATGTTCTTAATTTCAGCTGTAAGATTCGTATCAAAAAAATACTGAAATCCATTTACTACGACAATAACAATAAAAATCGCCCATAAAAAGATCTCGAGAATCGATACGTCAGAGGTAAGTGTTTGCTCTCGATTATCCGTTTCTGAACCGCTACCAGCTAAAGCATTCATGACAAAATATATCATGAAAATCGATACAACTATCAAAATAACAACACGTGTATTGAGGTGTTTCTCTATATTACCATCGACCCAATCGAATATACTATTGACTTCGTTAAGTTCGGTACGCATAGCACCTGATTTTGGTTTTTCTCGCATTGGAGAAGGTTGCCCATTTTTTGATGGTTGTTGTCCCGACATGAAATAAACGAACGAATGAATGAATGAACGAACGAAGATACTATATATTGTTGTTATAATAATGCGGGTCTATTCACTGCACCGCTACTCCACCTTTATTTTTTGCTGTTTTCTATAAAATAAACAATATGGCAAGTTACTTGTGATTGTATCATTCGAAAAATCGACCTTTTTCACGTTTTCATCATTAAACATATACCATGTATCATCGGCTGTGCATATGGTTGCTGTATAATGACCATTTTTACTAAAATTACCATGATGATTACACACCGCATACAAATCATACACATAACTTTCACGTTTATAGCCATTCACAAATGAACTCAAATTTAGGTTTTTTAATGGTATTTCGACTGGAATCGTAATCTTTACAGGGCCATGTTCCGTATATTGAACACGTTTCAGATCGATTATCATAATATTGGGTAGGCTCCAATACATCATTCCTCGTTTCACATTTTGATACTGTTTCGTTTCATCGTTAAACCACGCATTTTCACCCTCCATGACTTCTCCATTACAATAATGACTAAAACAATCAAATAAAGATGGAATACGGGTCTTTCCTGATTCTGGAATTTCAACGAGAGGTATCGATAGCGAAATAATCGAAAACGGTTCAGGAGATATACTTAACACCTTTGATGGGTCATGTAAATCACTAATCACAGACATTTGAATTCCGTAAAACAAGTTCAACATTTCAGAGTAATTTTTTGTATACATTTGACGCATCATCTCATAACACTTACGACCAATGATGTCCTTGTCATTATTGATGCTTCCAGTTATCGTCATATTTACTTCTCTCGAGAGAGCTATATGAAACGAGTCTAACATAAATACTAGAAATTCTTGAACATCATTCTGGGAGTATTGCGTAAATATTTCTTGGTTTTTCAACCGTGCAATTTGTTTCATTGTTGCGATAAATCCACCGGGTGAAACAATACAATTCTCGCTCCACATGAGGGTTCGTAACTTATCCCATTCACTTAATAATACCGCATCTGGTTTGTTTGTCAGGCGTTTTTTGTATTTTTCGTCATTCAAAAAACGGTTCAGTTCGTATGTATGAGATAATGCTTGAAGACATGAATTCACGAAACATGTATTTCCCATATTCATGAGTCCGGTAATACCCTTGTTTATAAAGTCTGGAAACCTTTTCTCCATTTTTTGTTTTATGAATGTGTTGTAATATTATTCGTCTTTATATCGTAATAAAAAAATATGTTTAAGTATTATATTAACGATGATAAATGGCGTAAATCGATATAGAAAGTAAATGGAATATTAATGTATTGATTACGTATATCATGGAAACATTTGACCCTTCAAATAACAACTATACACATCGACGTTATAATCATCAGCGTGTTCATCTAACAAATGAACATCATGTTGAAACCGACGACGATACTCACGAGAGATTCAATATGAACCAGTATTATAATGCGGTGGAAGATGAACAGCTATACATGGATGAATATACATCACTTATACATCGTTATAATGACTTTATTGTAAATTCTACTACACTTTATTCACGAATGGAACAAACACTCCGAGAGAATATAGCAAGAGCTGTTTCGAGACAGTCCTACTATTATCTTCAGTCAGATGAGTTGTATCGTAGAGAGATACGCAGAGGAACACAATATCGTAGCCCGGTTCGTTCTCCTTCTCTTTCAAATGCGGGACAGGGACAGGGACATGGACAAGACCGCACCCCTGATCAACGATTTCGAGACGTATTACCTCGGTTAATAACCAGATATATCTCTACGGAAAACGCACGCGAACAACGTGCGCATAACAATAACAATAACAATAACAATAACAATAACAATAACAATCATAATTTGTTTTCTATGTTGTATACGTTTCCGTTTGAAGCACGAGTGGGGCAGCGAATGCCGGCAGGTGGAGTAGGTGCTTCAGAATCTAGCGTTAATGGAGCTCCAACAAATGAACAAATCAATCGTGCTACTTTGAATACAGTGTTTTCTAACATTTTGTCTCCAGTGAATGCAACATGTCCTATTTCACGCGATGAATTCAATGATGAAAGTGAGATTACGATGATTCGTGGTTGTAATCATATTTTCAATCGGGTAAGTTTGAGAGAATGGTTTGTCAGTCATTCCACATGTCCAATGTGTAGAAGAGACATTCGTGAATATCGTCCTCCGTCTTTACAAGAACCATCACGGGATTCCATACCACATTCCACTATTCCTAGAAATATTTCAATCGACAGTTTTGATCGAGACCATGTTACATTTTCTTATGATTTACCTTCAATGAACGGCGAAGGTGAAGCCAATGCCAATCAAGAAATGTATCGCCATCTTATAAATACAGTGGCAACTATGTTATCAAACAGAGAAAATAACAATGAACCACGCAACCACGACCACCACGACCACCACGACCACCACGACCACCACGACCACCACGACGACGACGATATTATGGAAGTTGATTAAAAATGGTAGTGGTTTAGAATCATATGATGCTACTTATTTTATTTCGATTTACGGCTTCGACCTTCGACCGCCGCCGCCGAAGAAATCCGTAATCGCTCGATTCCCTTTATTTAAATTATCGGCTTTTACTAGAAACTCATCGAATAACATAGATTTCACTTCCTTGTGTCTCATCTCTGTTATTTTCTTTTCACGCTTTACCGGATCATCGATCGTTGATGTGACGGTTTCTACCGCATCTAAGAACCGTCCCTTCTTCTTTTGAAATGCCGGCAACTGCTCCAGCACCAGCGCAAATAACTGTTGAACCGGTTTCATAATTTGATTTGTAATGTAGAATGAATAATTTAACTGAAGTTTTTTGGCATGAATATATTCTGGATGCTCTATTTTGTCACCTTGAAGCGCACCCTTTGCGTCGTTGTGAATATACGCATAAGGAATACGATCACCTGTATTCGGTTTATTTCCAGGATCACGCACCCCCATTCTGTCGGCTAGGACTTTATGAGCAATTTGTTGCGGATTCTTATAATCAGAACGCAGCGATTTCGTGATAATCAGTTTCTCTATCGGGCATTTCTGGTCAATCATATACTGAAGCTTCTCACGCAGGAATGCGATAGCACGATCCACGTTTTGCTCTTTCATCAGAATATCAATAATCCCGCCATAGATCTCCTTCACGATCGGCGCATTATCACGACGCTTCAGCACGATACCCATACTCTTCAGTTTGCCCTTATTGGGGTTTTGCTCGTAATAAACACCGACATATCCTTTTTTACGTAGAAGTGCGAAGGGACAAATCGTTTTCTCATACACCCAACCGTGGGGTGCTTTCAAGAACTTCGACGAATAGTCGCCCACCTGTTTCGCAAGTTCAATCGTGATTTCGATCGCATCTTTTCCACGAATGGGGACGCCTTCTGGGGTAGCAAGGTTGAACGTGAAGAACACACTATCCGTGTCGCCATAAATATACTCTGCTTTGGAATGGACGATGGGGTATTTGGGATGCGATGTCGGCAGCATGATATCGCCATACGCTTCTTCGACCACACGACGAGCATAAGTAAGGAGTTTGCGTCCGGTTGCGGTCGTTGATGCGGCGACATCTACCTCATAAAATGTGCTCGTCTTCGCACCACACTGACCATATAACGAATTTGCGGTTACCTTATAACCGAGCTGACGTTTGTCAAGAATATTCGCCATGAACGCATCCGTCTGTTTCTCTGCGAGTTTGCGTGTCGTTTTACGGGCAAGGAGGAGCTCTTCCAAGATCGCAGGCATAATCCCCTTTTCTCCATCAGGAAACTGCGCAAATCGGCACACTTTTGTTCCGCATTTTACTTTCACTGCTGCTGCCGCTGTCTTCGTCGCTGATTTGGGACGCGTCCATCGATACATGTCATACGTGATATCCACGTATTTATACCCGGGCAAGTTGTCGTAGCATTGCTCTCCCGTTTCACGAATGAGGTTGCCGTCGTTGTCGTATTCTTTTGTCCATACCTTACTATCATGCGACAAATTCTCACTGATCATCGATGACGGATATAATGACGAATAATCATTACATGCGACCGGATTGTCGAGATAAAGTCCGCATTTTGGAGGCAAAACAATCGCACCTTCATACCCAGATTCGCTACGGTCTTTGTCGATCACCGGCATAAGGGTGTTTTTCTCGCGGCATTTCATCGCAACATAACTCGTTAGTTTTATACCTTGACCTCGCATGACGAGGAAACTAATCGGAACGCTACAGATCTTCGCCATCTCAGTGTAGCCCGTAATAATATCGATCTTGTTCATTAAGTGATGAACCAAGTTACAATCCTGAATACAGTATTTCGCAATAACTGCGCGTTCTTTCGGGCCTTCATTCGTCATCCGGAAAATATCTTGTGGAGATATGTCATCTTTTGCGAGACCCCAGCGCACCATCATTTTCATATCCGGTGTCGCAGAACCTTCCACGATAAAGCCACCGCCACCGCCCTCACTTGCTGCCGGTATCGCAATAACCTTGAATTTATGCCCGTCTTTGTAGAGGTCGGTCGAATGGTTTGTTTGCTCGAATTTCACGAAATTCCCCACTTCAAGACCGAGCAAATTCCCGGACATAATGCGGGTTGTATCCGTTGCTGCGTCGTATTCAACACTCTTCACTGCGTCGCCTATGAAATAACTTGATACGTCATCTAATTTATAGGACGAGAGATTGAAATCACGACGCAAGTAATTATACACATCAACTTGAAGACGGCCAGTCATCTTGATATAATGAAGATCATATTGACCGCTCGCAAGGGCGATCTTGGTTTGTTCAATTGCGACATTATCCGCAGTGATTTCAGTGTTTGGATTGATGAATCCGCCGCTCCCGCTCCCTGCGCCACTACCACCCCCAGCATTGGCACACAATTCGTCCTTATTACGCGATAGTTTCAAGAACTCCTCATAACAACCCGTTTCCACCGCACGCCGAAACATGAACTGATAATCAAAACCGAATATATTGTAGCCGATAATAATATCGGGATTCTCTTTCTGGATAAGACGTGTCCATGCGGTCAATACATCTGCCTCTGTCGTGTAAGATTCAATCTCGGAATTCGGCACTTCATCATGAAGACCGTCGCATGTATTCAGGACAATACAGTTGTTTAAGTAGGGACGGTTGGCATTTTGACCATATTTTACGAAGGTGGAACCAATGAATGTGACTTTATCACCTTCAACTTTTGGAAAGATCGAACCCAGTGTATCACTCACGATCTTTATTTTTGTTTCACGACTATGTTTGGGCGTATTTAATAAAGTAGTAAGTTTCACAGAAAGGTCGGCTGCGGAGGCGGTAGCAGTGGTGCGTTTTGAAACCCCGTAATCGTCATCACATACTGCTGCTTCTTTATCACCTTCGTTGTCGGCGTCGTCACTATCACAGTCGCTATCACTATTTTCATCATGACACCCGGCTGTCTTTGCCTCTGCGGCTTTTGCGGCTTCCGCCTTCGCAGTCGCTGCCATGTGGAGGAACATTTGCTCAATCGTATTTTCTTGTGCGACAATTTCCTGTTTGATAAGATGCCGCAACTCCTTCGATAAAACGAGCCGACATAACCGCATCATATCCGTCTCTTTGGGGCGGCGTTTTGGATAGATGGTTTCGATACTCGGATATTTGGGACAGCCTTTGTATGAATATTGAAACGCTGTATAAATCATATGCGTAAGTTCATCATCGGTGATTTCATTTCCCCCTTCGTTTCCCCTGGTCTGCTTCGCAATTACCGCATCAACAATATTTGTTGCCAGTTTCTTGTATGACTTTACAGGGATGGGAAAGTCGCCGTGACTACTACTGGCTTCAATATCAAAACTACAAATCTTATACGGAACAACCGTCTCTTTTTCATTCTGAGGGATAATGTCTTCAAATGAAAGTCGGTATTCATATTGACACGTGGTTGTATATTTATCGATGATGCGTGCCTTTTTCGTCGAGAATGTTACCCAACCGGATGGACTGATCTTCTGAATATGGAAGAAACGCAGAATCGGCGGTATATTGGCTTCGTAGATATACGTATTTGTCTTCGTATTTGCGTGGTCGAAAATATAACCGTCGGGTTTAAGAATTCGTGTCTTACCATCACGCTGCGTAAAGATATCGCAATACCAGAGGTTCTTCACACGGTTCATCACCGTCGTATTCTTAAATACGAGAAGGACAAACTTGTGATTTTTTCCGCCATCAAATCCGTAGAGTTTGCGCTTCTCCACAATCTCGCATTTTTCCGTGAGGATGCTGTTTTCAAAGTATTTGCTCTTTACGTTTTTTTTGATGTCCCGGATGAATGCTGATTTTGTGGCATTGGTCCAGTGGTCGGCGACCTTGACATAGAAGAAGGGGTGATAATCATCTACGAAGATGGAACAGGTTTCGCCTTGTTCATTGATGCCGAACATCTGGATACGGAATTCGTTGGCGTCGATCATGGGGCGCCCTCTTCCGCTGCCACCGCCACCGCCACCGCCACCGCTACTACCAGAACCAGATGAAGCCACCGAACTATTGTCATTTTCTGACGCAGAGGAGTGTGTATTTGTATCAGGAATACAATCATATACATTGAAGTCGATGAGCCGGAAAGACATGTCGTGGATGACTGCTGGTGGTTCGGTAGGGACACTCACGGGCACGGCTTTCTTAACTATCTTGAATTTTCTCATTTCTGTGGTTTGTCTGTGTTTAACCTTACCTCTTTTCTTTTATTTCAATTTTATACCAAGGTTACGTCATTGTATAAAATTGAAAAATACTTACTTCATTTGTTTGACATCATACTTGAAACATATTCATATTCGTTCATCATGCCTCATGCCGCCAACGTTGCCTACAATAATGTCTCACCTCTTTATGTGTGGTTTGCTTTTATGATATACAATTTCTTTCAAACAAATATAGGGTTTTACAACCTCATTCATACGTTCGTTTCTATTGATTACAGACTATTACTTATTGCGATGAATTGTATCGGCCTATACATCTTTCTTCGATACGCACGGATTGATTTCACATTTCATGTGCGGATGAATACCGATAACTGAAATATCTAAATACCTATACAAAATAATTGGCGATACCCCCATCCCCACCCATTAATCCTCCTTAAAATGAACCCGTTTCTTACCGTTGGGTGCCATGGGTGCCGCCGGCTGTTGCTGATAACGCGCAGGGTCTGTCAAAATCGCCATTGCGCCAATAATAGAAAACACAAAATAGGCAGTAATCAACCATGACACCCATTGATACTTCTCACATGTCTTATTCGCCAACCATACGAAAAACAATGAAATCAAGAGATTTGTCAATATAATTGCTGATTGAAATCCAACTAAATATATGTCCAGAATATTAATGATAATCACTAGCGTTAAAATCACCGATGCGAGTGGGCATACCGCAGCATTCGATTGCATTTCTTTATAATATAATCCAATAAAATAGTTATTGCGTTGGTGGGGGTTGTTGAGGAGCTGAACCGTTGATTATCTCTTCGATTTCTTTTTGAAGTTTTTCTCTTTTTGAAGGATTTATAATCGTTTCTAAAGAAACAACGATGCTATAGACTAAATATATGACAATTATCCATGATACCCAGATGAAATTATAGCATGTCTTATTTGACAACCATAGAGTGAATAAAACATAAACAATCGTAAATAAAAGGAAAATTCCTCCTAAAAGAAACGGACTGAGTGGAATCACCAATACAGGTCCAAATAACACATACGTATCTAATAGAATGGTAATCATGACCAAAATCATAATAAATGCCGCCATTGGGCAAGATGTCATATTGAATAACATTTTATAACATAATGTGATATATTTTATTTATTTTATTTATTTTATTTATTTTATTTATTTTATTATGGCTGGCGTAGATATGCTGGAACTTGCTGTGGGTTCAAAGCAACCGGTGTCGGCATTCTCAAACGCACACTTGTATAATTTTTGCGGCGCATTTTTTTATGAATCTCTTTTAAACTTTCACGATGATAGTGTTTGAATTTTAATTGGGCTTTCTTTGTAATACTGTGTAGTTGTCTCTTACTTGTATGCGCACTTTTCTTGTGAGTCGAATCGTTACGCACCAATTCAAAGTCTGGATGTGATACAATCCATTTCAACATTTTCGAATAAACACGTTCATCCGAGTATTCTAAACTTCGGACTCCTTTATTTATGTAAGCAATCAAAGGAACTCCCTGAATATCTTTAGGTATGTATTTCAGATTTTGAAGAACTGGATCGGTTGGCTCAAGATTCACCGCTTGAATGTTGGCAACCGTAAGAACACAACCGGGTTTTTTACAGCTGTAATGTCGTTTTAATTCTTTTATAACCCGTTCCCACTCTGCGGCCATATTTTGACAGTGACCACACCATGTCGCATATACTTTGACAAGAAGTCCATGCGTATCTGGATGCTCGTGTGCTTGTTTTGCGGCTTCATTGAACTTGTCGATATTATGACCCTCTTTCACATTAATAATTTTTATCATTTTCGGTGTTCTTGTATATCGTTGATATAATATTTACTGGATAATTTATCATCGTAGTATATAGATAATCAAAATGCTTAGCCAGATATTTAAATATATTGAAGATAATTCTTCAAAGGTATCGAAAGAACTAAACGTGTTAATTGAAGTTAGAAATTTACAACGAGTATTACCTACCGTTATTGTGATTTTATTTTTAATTGGTGCGTATGTCACGTATAAAACACCCACCAAGGCATCTCTTCCGGAAGGATACGTGAATATTGAAACCGATGCGCAACAGGCGCAAAAGTTGCGTAATGCGGCTAGCGCCGCAGCCGAGACCCAGCCGGCTCAAGGTGTCGAAGGCTTTGATACCGCCGCCGCACAAACCATCGCAGATAACGCACTTCAAACAAACCGTTGCCCGAATATCCTCGTCCAGCACGGCAGCGAAATCTTTCTCTATAATTCGAAAGTCGAAAAAGTCCCCGGTGTGAATCCGATTCGATTCAAAAGTTTAGACGATTATTCTGAATTCATGGAGTGGCTTCGAGGACGCGGAATTCGATGCCCCGTGCTTTTCTTACAGTATTCCTACGACGCGCAGGGAAATCCTGTGTATAAAATGCGCCCTTCACCCGTCGATTTACAGGGTGGTCTCTCGGCGAATGTGCCTTACTCCCCCGCACCTGCCGCACTCGTCCAGATGATGGACGCCTCTCGTGATAACCCCCCTTTTAACAATGAGATGTATGACGGTTTCGACCCGCTTAACTTCAATATGGGCGATTATACCGTGCATGATGCCGCATTTCGAGAGAAAGAACTTACCATGAAGTATAGCGATAATCCGATGGATGCGAATTGGGGTGGGCGACAATATACAGAATCGGTGGTGGCTTCAGGCGCATACATTGACAGAACACGACCAGATGCGGTGCGGTCTGATACGTCAGCTCTTGTGCCGATGCGTGTTCCTGCTGCGAATGAGAAATACAGAAGCCCAATGTATGCGGGGGATGCGGTATCGCGCGGGAGAGGTGCGAATGTAGAGTGGGGAAAGGCACGCCGGCCAGCGTAGTGTCGCTCTGTAAATCGTATAAACACATCTGATGTATTTATATATTTATGTATAACTACATACCGCGATGACAACCGCGATGACAACCACGCCGCATCCAGAAGAAGTTGAATGTTTTCGAATGCCCGCACCCGAAGGTAGATTTTCACCGGACAAGCGTTACGAATATACATACGCTACACGGAAATCATGGGAGTATATTCCGGCGCTACGGCGGAAGGATTGGCGGTATTTCACGAATAAAGGTTTTACATATGCTGGGAAGTGGTTACGAAGCGAACAATGTGGGCGGGGCGATGGTGGAGATTATTGGGAAGTTTTTTTTGACGACCGTTCGGGCGGTGGCGGTGGCGGTGGCATGAAGGAGAAAATTGTATCGTGGGATTATGACGCTACACTATGCTGGCGGGAATGCCCTTATCCAGTTGATAATCAGGATGACGTCATCGTATCGACGACACGAGAGATTATGGACGAAATGATTACGACGATCGTGGAGAAAACTCCGCAGCGTGTTTCGAAGACAACACACGAATGGTCGGTTATTCGGTGGTTGTTTGGTTGTCCGTCTAAATGCGGTTTGTTCGATTGTGCGGAAATAACCACGATGGAACCTAAATACCGGTTTCACGACAAAATTGCGGAATTTTGGTGCTTTGTAACATCAATATTTTATGGAAGTAGTTTGCTTCTTTATCTTGTAAAAGAAGAAGACTGGTTTGAAGAATGGCGGCGACATCCTAACGTAACAGATGATTTGTGTCAAAACGGTGGCGGTAGTAGCAACATCGGCGGTGGTTGGCCTACCTATATCCATTTCTCGATTGCGATATCAGTATTGGTTATGATTTGTTCGGCGGTGTATCATATATCATTATTCGAGGTTCTAGGCTGTGTTGATTGTTTTTTAGCATCATTTATTTTTGCGTCCGTTACGATGACTACATTCGGTATAGATATACTCACACAAGTTGGTGTCTTACTCGGAATTGGTGTTTTGAATTTATATGCGTGGAGGTATAGCACACGAATCGCATTGGTCGTGGTTGCGCTGATATATCCATTTGCCATGTTATCGTGTTCGAATATGAAATCGTATTACGGCGGTGTGGTATTTACGTTAATTACGGCAGGGGTTGCGTGTTTTATACTCGACCGAATGGGGGTCGCACCTCTACATTCGCTGTGGCATATACTTGGTGGGTGTGCGATCACACTTTCACTCTACCATGTCGTCGTAAATGGAGTCTTGGAGTAAGTAATAAAATTATACGATGGTATAATAATTATACGAAGGTAATAATATAAGGAATGCGTCGTCGTATATTTACAAAAAAATTGCTTCGGTATTCGAACCCTCGCATCGCTCAAAAGATGGCGTATCGTTATCTGGGAAAGAGTGCGAAACTGTATCCGTCTGATAAACCCGAAAAAAAGTATAAAATATTTGACCCAAATCATAATAAATGGATTCATTTCGGTCAAATTGGATACCAGGATTACACACGACATCAAAACCAGAGCCGTCGTGACGCCTACCTTACTCGCACCAGCGGAATGCTGGGAAACTGGCGGAGAAATAAATACTCCGCCAATAATTTGAGTCGTCGGATTTTGTGGTGATCCTCACTCGTCACTTCGTCACTTCGTCACTTCGTGTCGATATACCTTGCGCACTCCTCCAGCGTGAGCTTGAATTTGTTCATGGTGTTCAACTCATTCATGTGTCGAATGATATCCTCCATTTTGCCTTCGCCATGGACTTCCCGAGAGACGTTTTTGAGAGAATTCACGATCTTCGCATTCACCCATTCGTCCATATTTTCGATGATTTTGTTGTAATGATTGTAATGCGAATCCATATTTAAGGACTTCTGGGTTTTTGCGGTGAGCTCTTCTTGTCGCTTGGCGATGGTGATGATGTCGCCGTCATTTTCGTCTTCGAGGGGGTTATCGTTGTTTTTTTTAGAATTTCGGTTGGCGAGACCTTCGATTATCCCGAGCTGATTACGGAAAATATACTGGATAGCGACGAGAGCGAGGATAAGGAATATGCCTAAAACTACGTATTTGGCGAGGGTATCGGTGTTGTCGGCGTTTGGTGATGTTGAGGGCAGGAGGGCGTTCATTTACTGGATGTTGTTTTTGAATAGAATGAAATAGAATGAAATGAAATGGAATAATAATGTAATATACTGAATTAGTATTAGATTATTTTATTGGTGGTTTATTTGCGATGACTGCGACGTTTGATTGTGCGATTGTGCTTGTGATATGATTTGCGGTGCTTGATTGTTGATTTTTTGTTTGAACGATGTTTGCGTTTATTATGACTTTGATAATTACGTGTATGCCTGCGAGGCTTGCGGTGTGTTGATTTTTTGTGGCTTGGGCGACGACCGCTACTCATTGTATTGTTGGGAATTACGCCGAGTGGTGATTGTGATCGTGATCGTGAAGGTGATTGTGAAGGTGATTGTGATAATTGTGGATTATTGCCCGATTTATTCGATTTATTCGAGTATGGAACACTTAACTGAGAATGAGGAGGAGATTGAGTAGGAGATTGAGGAGGAGTTTTAAAAGGATCAGCATCAGAACCAGCACCAGCAGCAGCAGAACCAGCAGCAGCAGAACCAGCAGCAGCAGAACCAGCAGCAGAATCGGCGGCAGCAGAACCAGCAGCAGCAGAACCAGCAGCAGCAGAACCAGTATCAGTAGTATTCGGTACCGACCCCTCACAAATTACATTAGCCGTAGCACAAATATATCGATAATTAGCAGTTGCTGCTGTTTCTGCTGCGAATTGTCCGATAATAACCGCCTCAACCATAAAATCAATAAGCGCTTCATTACAGGTGCATAAAAATTTTACATATTCACTTGATTTGGTGTGATATTCTAGGGGGAGCGTGTGTAAAGCAATTGCTGCTTGTTTGAATAGACGACTACTATTCGGGGTTTCCGCTGCCGCCGCTGCTGCTGCTTCCGCTGCTTTCGCCGCCGCCGCCTCTTTCGCCTTCGCCTTCTCCAACGCCATATTCGCCGCCTCCGCATTCTCCACCGCATTCGTCATGTTCATGTTCGCCGCCTCCGCCTTCGCCCTCGCCCTGACAACTGCCAGACTACTAATATCAGAACTAACAAGCCTATCGTTCTGCTGTTCTAAAATTCTAGATTCATTTCTAAGTTCTATTGCTGCTTTTGTCTTCATTTTAGTCGCCTCCTTCGCCGCAGCCGTCATCGCCGCCGCCGCCGCCACCGCCTCTTCCCTCATCACATCCACTTCTATACGAATACCTTTACATGTAATAGGAATTAATTCACTAATTTGTTTCTTTAATTGATCAATACAAACACCATCGCCATCTCTAACAGTTGTAGTATTCTCTAAATCAAGTAATCTTGATAAAATAGACGAGTTGTCCTCTAAGGGCAATCCTGCTGCTTCAAATTGACGTCCATCACTACACAAACAACTAAATACTTCTCCAGCTCTTTCTAGTGATAATTTTGGTTTAAAAACAGGTCTGCAATTACCTCCACCTCCATCACCTCCATCACCTCCATCACCTCCTCCACCTGTATCGCTAAAGACAACCAATGTTTCTTCCGATATAGTATATGGTTTTGCTACGGGTATATCATCTGTATCGTCTTCATCGTGATCTACACTATTAAATAATTCACATAAAGAATATAATACCTCAGGATTTTCTAGTCGGGTTTGAAGCAATTGTTCAATACTTTGGGATATTTGAATGGTTTTTGCTGCTATCATAATCCTTTCTGCCTCCGCTGCCACCTGTTCCGCCGCCCGTTCCGCCGCCTCCGCCGCCCGTTCCGCCGCCTCCGCCGCCGTCCTCACCTCACGTCTCGCCTCTTCCACCGCCTCCGCCGTCCTCGCCGCACGTCTCGCCTCTTCCACCGCCGCCGCCGTCCCCGCCGCCGCCGCCACCTGTTCCGCCGCCACCCGTTGCGCCTCCGCCGCCGCCGCCGCCGCCGCCGCCGCTCCCGTAATTTCACTTTCTCTTTCTTGACGTTTTAAGGTCAAAATAAAATCTTGAACGATATCATATAAAGTTAATATTGTAATGGTTGGGTTTGACGACCCGCTAATAAATTCTATGAACACATCTTTATACTGATCGAAACTGGCATCTGCTAATAACGCCAACGTTCGATATTGAACATCTGGTAATATTACTGATAATATTTTGTTTTGCCCACCTGAGTGTGTTGTATTACCACAAATATCAGTAACAATACTATCACAATTTATATATATTATATTATTCGGAACTCTTGGATTCGGTATTTCTTGAACCCACTTGCATATAGCTTTATCTCCTAATAATCCAAACAAGTTCTCCATTCTAAAAAATTCATTATGTTGCGGAGGCTCACAACCACCTTTTTGAAAAATACCATTATTTGATTTACCACCACCTACCCGAGCACTACCACGACGACCAACACTTTTTGAATGACTTATTACCGAATCAATTATTGCGAGCGAACGACTAGCTTCTGCTGCTGCTGCTGAACGTGTATAATAACCTTTAATTGCTTCATTTGTTTTTATTGCTGATAGTTCTTGTTTTATTTTTGCCGGTGATAATGATGATAGTGTTATACTACGTGATATTGACGCTGACGCCGACGCTGGCTGTGACGCTGACACTAACGCTGACGCTGACGCTGGCTGTGTTTGGCGTGTTTGTTGGATATTTGTTCCTTTTAAAAAACCACAAATATTTGGGTCTGAGCATACGGAAGTTTCAAATAACGAATTAGATTGTTGTTGTTGTTCTTGTTGTTGTTGTGGTTGTGGTTGTGGTTGTGGTTGTTGTTGTTGTTGTTGTTGTTGTTGTTGTTGTTCTTGTTGTTGTTCTTGTTCTTGTTGTTGTTGTTGTTGTTGTTGTTGTTGTTCTTGTTGTTGTTGTTGTTGTTGTTGTTGTTCTTGTTGTTGCTGCTGCCGTTGTTGTTGTTGTTCTTGTTCTTGTTGTTGTTGTTGTTCTTGTTGTTGTTGTTGTTGTTGTTGTTGTTCTTGTTGTTGTTGTTGTTGTTGTTGTTGTTGTTGTTGTTCTTGTTCTTGTTGTTGTTTTAACATTTTATAAGCAGTTATACAACCATGATAATCTGGATGTGCTTTTGCGATTTCACCAGTATTAGTAAGTTTTGTACAAAAAACAAAATCTGTCATATCTATTCCTAACCACAGCAATAAAGACAGCGACTGTAAATAATTTAAATGATAAATCGTCAGTTTTGAGCCTTCGGCAGTCATCTTTGTAGTTTTAGTAATGATTGAACTTTTATGTAAATCTGAAATACGTTTTAGTTCAGCAATTTTGTCTGGTGTCAAATCTTCAATTTCAGTAAAATGCTTCTGTATCGCTATCTTAAGTAATTTTATGTTTTCATCTATATTATACCATGGTTGTCTTCCTCCGTCTTTACTAGTTACTGGAAATATTGAATTATCACCAAATATTATATATAAATTCCCAACTTGACATCTCGAAAGTAATTTCATGTAATTTTCCAAATCTCTTTTTAGTTTTTCTTTTAATGAAGAAAACGTGGATAAAGCCTTCTCTTCTTCAGAAGTAGTTCCATATTTGACATAATTGGCAGAATTCCCGATTTGATGAACATGCGAAATACTTAATCGCCTCGCAAGGGCTGCTAATACACCGTCACATGTAACCAATAAATATTTTTTATATGTTTCTTGAAAAATTTGTTTTAATGATTTTAAAGGGGGAGGGGGAGGTGGAGGGTTTTGTATTAACTGATCTTTATAGATAAGTAATGAGTAGTATAATATTTCTGCTATAATAAATAATAATTGGTTTGGATCACCCCATGATTTCAATACTATTTTTGCCAAGCCTTCGGCCTCTTTTGTATCTGTGATGATTTTGTTCATGAAATTTAAAAAAAAAGCATTTTTTTCATTATTACCAGAAATAGCTTTATAAAACTCTTTTGGAGATGTATTATTATATACGACTGGGGGTGATTCGGCAAGTTTTGTATATCTATGATTAGTATTACCATCTATTGACGCAAACACATTACTTTGTGTCATGTCACAATAAATGTTATTAAATTCGGCGATAACCTGAGTATTCAATATACCGCTTGATTTTATTATTTCAACATCTAAAATAAATCCTTTATGATGATTGCCGCGAGCTGTTCTTCTAGTAAATAATCCAAAAGCTAGTTGGTCAGGATTAATACCGTTGAATTTGCTTAAACAATGTGGGTAATAATTGATGAAAAGAGGTGAATAAAATGCGGGTTCTGTTGAGTTCGTCGCTGGATCTATTTTATTTCCGGCAGTATATTGAAGTTGTTTGGTATTATCTGGACTATTTAATGTACTTTTTATAATATCAACACTGTTGATCTGGCCAATTTGAATACCATTACCATCCTGTGGAAGAATCTCTGTTGGGGCTGGTCCAGAATCACGTGACCATATTTTAGGACATGTTCCTACCTCCTGATCTGGAATTTTAAAATTATGATTTCTATGACTTAGCACCCCTTGTATAATCGTTTCTCCTGATGAAGGTGTGAATTCATTCTTGAATTCCGATAATAGATCGTCTAATGTTCGATTTAATATATCCCCAAATATATCTTTCATAAATTTTCGTAATGTTTCTTTCGCACCATTCACGGATAAGTGAATTTTTGCGTTCGTTAAATCTTTAATTATATCTCCTGCTAATCGTTTTAATAAAATCGGTTGGTTTCCTTCTAATATTTCTTCAAGGGTTAATTGATAAGTTGCGTTAGGTTGGTCCGCAATATCTTTAAAACTACCTTTATTGCCTTGAACCGGTATATTTGGATCATTATTATATAAATGAATCATAATCACAAAAGAAGATTTACCATTATCATTTGTCAAATCTACAAAACTTAAACCGAAGTCCGCTGCTTGACTTATATGATTATCAAACGTAACTTGATTACCAGGTGGATCAAAAGTAACCTCGTCGGGATTACCGGTATTGACTGCTGAATGTACGTTGAAACGTAATGAACCTGTTAGTGCTTGGCCTGAAGGCGGTGAATACCGTGCGTATTGTATTTGTTGTTGTATTTGTTGTTGTGGTTGCTGTGATTGTGATCTTCTTGCTGCCATTATGTCACCTCCCTTCTTATACTATTACCCTAAAAAATAACACACCTTTTCAACGGTCAGCTTACCTATCCCACGTTTTCCATCCACCGTAACATCCTTAAAACACTCCGAAACATGCTTGTATTTGTTCTTATTCATAGGTTGTATTTCTTGTGACTCGAATGTCGGCGACGGCGGCGACATCTCCGGCGATACACTTTCTTCATAATTCGCGATTTTTCGATGTAAATCTCCTAAAAACTCGTAAATTGAACCGCCGTATTTCGCCAGAATCGCCGACGCCATCTTCGCGCTCACCCCTGGAACCTGCGCCAGCATAATCTCGCCTATATTCTCTCGTGTGATGTAGTCTCGTTTCTCTTTTTTCGTGGATACCTCGCTGTATGCCGTCGCCGTGGTCGTCGTATCTGCAAGAGAAAGTGGCCCCTCTTTCGCCACCTTGTCCGCAAAATGCAGAATAAAGTCCGCTGTTTCGCCTACATTCATCGTGCGTATCACCGAAAATCCCTTATAATACATCAGCGACACCATCGCACTTTGAAGTGCTGTCTTTGTAATCTGGGTATGTCGCTCGTCGTATCGTGCGAGGTCGCCTTCGATGATGTAGATGATATGATGAGTGTGAAATCCCGTAGCGGCGGCGGTCTCGATGAGACGGAAGGACTGTTCTTTGTATCGCCCGTCTCGAATACTCGCTGCTAGATCAGCGAGCGTCTTTCTCTCGAAGATGACAATATCCTTCGCCTGTTGTGGGTGAGGGTCATGAAGAATAATATCACCGAGTGGCAATCTCTCAGATCTGATTTCATGATGTTCGAGAGATTTCGATACGGTAGGTCTTGTCTTTGGTCCTCTTGTTTTTTGTGCTGCCGCTGCCGCTTTATTTTTCGGGAGTGGAACCTTCATCGTGATGCCATCACCGAGATCCATAATATAATGGTCGGGTTCAGCACATGGAAGTGCTGGCGCGGCGGTAGTAGGTTCCATCGCAGGTCTCATTAACTCCAGTAATTCTTTCTCTCGACAATCGATTTTGATAAGCATAGTAACTGTCTCGCTCTGCTAGCGTATAATATGATTATCAATACAAATACACACGAATTATGCCTTATGTTCTTTTCCAGAATAAATCTGATTCACTTGATTCGTCACCCGAATAAATGTCGTGCATTTCGGGATATCTTTCATGCGTTTTGCGCCAATATACGTGCATGTCGAACGAATCCCGCCTAAAATATCAAGTATTGTGCTTTCAACGGGACCGCGATACGGTATCTTCACCGTTTTTCCTTCCGCCGACCGATGCGACGCAACACCGCCATGATACTGCTCCATCGCAGTCGAACTCGACATTCCATAAAAGAGTTTGTATTTGTTGTTGCTGTTGCCGTTGGTGTTGGTGGGGTCTATTATGGTTTCACCGCCCGACTCATCGTGCCCCGCCAGCATGCCCCCTAACATCACGAAGTCGGCACCACCGCCAAACGCTTTCGCAATATCTGCGGGTGTAGTGCATCCGCCATCCGACACAATAAACCCGTTGAGTCCATGAGCAGAATCCGACGACTCGATAACAGCAGAGAGCTGCGGCATACCCACGCCGGTCTGAAGTCGGGTAATACAAACACTTCCACTTCCGATCCCGACTTTTACAATATCTGCGCCACAGTTCATGATGAGCTCTTCCACCATCTCTCGAGAGACGACGTTTCCACATACGATCACCAACTGCGGGTATTTCTCTCGAATTTTTTTGACGAAATCAACGAATGCCTTCATATAACCATTCGCAACGTCGATGCATACGAATAATGGGTCAAGAAGCGCAATGACCTGTTCCAGTTTTTCTTCATCTGTCTTGGTGATGCCTGTGCTTATCATATAATAGTTTCTGTCTAAACTTCTCGTGCCTTCGGTCGCCGCCGCCGCATTCGCATAATCCGAGAGATTGTAATGCTTGTGAAAGCAAGTGATGATTTTGTGGCGATGAAGAACGTTATACATTTCAAACGTCCCTACGGTGTCCATATTGGATGCGATGATCGGAACACCGGTCCATTTCACGCCGTTCTTAAAGATAATCTCTCGTGTGAGATTTACTTCTCCACGTGATGAGAGAGATGAACGCTTGGGTCGAAAAAGAACATCGCTAAAATCGAGCTTCAAGTCGGTTTCGATTTTCATGGTATGAAAACTATAATCATAGTATGAAAAACGTTTTATGTAATGTAATGGAATGAATGGAATGGAATGGAATGGAATCGAATGGAATCTATAACTTCGGGCCAGAATGACGCGCCGGCGCCAATCTCTCGATGAACCGAAATAAAAAGTCCTTATTTTTCGCAGGTTCCATGATTGTATTCCTCATCGCAAAACTGCGCATTTGCCCTGTTCCTGCGGGGGGTGCTCCGCCCTTCTTGTCGCCGCCTCCATGCCGTGTATCGGTAAGGATCGCATTCGTAGGACCTGTGCTGTTAAATAATACACGTCGTGCAACCTTGCTATTTACCATGATTACAGTTGTTATATAATTATGGTATAATAAAATAATATGCGGATGCGGACGGGTTCATTTACGCCTTGCAGTTCTTGGTGAAGGGCTGACGACCAACACCACCAGTAAGCTTGCAGTTGAAGATAAGGTTATTATCCTTCAAATACTGATACTGTTGAGCACATGTTGCGAAACGAATCTTCGACAAGCAGTCGCATGTCATACCACCCTGGCGATAAGCTACCGATGTCCATGTGCCACGTCCAACCTTGGGGGCAGAACCGGGCATACTGCCAAAGTGGCAACCCTTGCTTGTCAGCGAACGAATACCTGAAACTCTCTTGCTACCAGATAACACCATTTTAAATTACTGAATTATAAATATTATCTATATAAAAAATTGATTGGATTTTGCTTAAATACATCTTCTGATATATTATCAATCGACGGAGTAGATTGAATTTGATAATGTTTCGTGTTCGCGATCCAGCCTCCTCATCCGTATGCGTCGAAAATACAAGTAGCTCTGACACAGAAAGTTCTGAAAATGAAAATATACTTCTAAATATTTCCGAAAATGGCGTGGAGAGCAGTGCCGACAACGACCCCGATGGTGGTATAGGTGGTGAAAGCGCACGAACCGGTAAAAATATATACAACGACGACGATATTATACGCGTGGATGAAGATCGTTATGTGTTCAATCCATATAACACCGAAAATGTGGAGGTAACGCTGGCGGACATCGAAGCGATCCTTATTAAGTATGGGGTGCCTTCACAGGTTCATAATTTCGAATTATATAAACGCGCGTTCGTCAATAAATCCTACACAAAACGCCCTAAAGCTCTCAATGAACTCGAAAATGTATCGTTCATCGAACGACCCGAAGGTGCCATGCCGCTTCATACAAAATCCAACGAACGTCTCGAATTTGTAGGTGACGGTGTTCTTGAATGCGTGACAAAATACTATCTTTACCGCCGTTTTCCTAAAGAGAATGAAGGCTTCATGACGGAGAAGAAGATTGCCATCGTCAAAAATGAAACCATCGGAAAATTTGCCCTGGAAATGGGCTTACACCGTTGGTATATTATTTCGAAACACTCGGAAGAAAAGAAGACGAGAACAAATCTGAAAAAATTGGGGTGTTTGTTTGAAGCGTTCATCGGTGCTTTGTTCTTGGATTTCAATCGTGTTCCGATTCACGATGACGATAAATGGTTTGAGAAAGTATTCACATGTGGTCCTGGTTTTCAGATTGCGCAGATATTCATCGAATCCGTATTTGAACGACACATTGACTGGACGAACCTCATCAAGAACGACGATAATTACAAGAACATTCTTCAGGTGAAAATACAGAAAGAATTCAAGACAACGCCTGATTATATCGAATTGTCACGGGATGTTGATGCCGGATACGAAATGGGGTTGTATTTATGTTTAGGACAACCATTACATGAAGTGATCGGCCACCCTTCCGCTGCGGTTCCATTCAAATCGTTGGCGAATGGGTTTGCCGACGTTCATCGGATTTGCGAGCAAAATGGCGGAAAAGCATTCATCTTCTTTGCGCGAGCTTCTCATAAAATTAAGAAAAAGGCGGAACAAATGACATGTGAAATGGCGATCAAACAAATCGCAAGAATTCCGAAATAAATATAACTGTATATGTTAGTAATATGAATGTTTTACAACAATACAATCTTACGAGTAGGCCGGTATTAGGGCGTTCTAGTAGTGCGACTGCGGTGAAAGAAGGGGTTGTCGTTCATTTTTCTCGTAAATTACCGAGTGAATTACTGAAAAGGCCTTCGACGTTGGTGGGTCGAAAGACGATGCGAGAAAAAAGAGAAGAAGAATTTAAGCCCGAATTGCCAGTTGAAGGAGAAGCAGGAGAAGCAGGAGAAGCAGGAGAAGCAGTGGTAGCCGCAGCAGAGGGCAGCACTAGAAAAACAGATTCAAGTGTTTTTGTAGATGAACGTCATCTTGCGAATATTGATCGTGACGCTTTGATCGCAAAAATAAAAGGTTCTTTTTCTTCATTTAAAATGTCTCGTAAATTGGATAACGCCGCCGAAATTCGTAGTAAAGAAATGGAAGCGGAAATCAACGAAGACTTATCAAACGAAGAACCTCTTTCTTCCGCTCCGATTAAATTAGGAAAACGTGTGATATTACCCTCCGATGAACAAGTGAAAGTCAGTAAAACAGAGGCAGCGATGGCGATTGCGGAAGCGAATGAACCAGCCGCATTTGATGAGCTACGTGTGTCGGCAGAAGAGGCAGCAGAGGAGGTAATAAACCAAGCAGAGACGGCACCAGCAGAAACAACGGCTCCACCGAAAGAAACGAAAAAGCGTATAATTCGCCCTAAACCAAAATCGAGTAGTAGTAGTAGTTCTGTTTCGGCAGCATCTGCCAGTGTAAAGGCGATCGTAAAGAAGATCAGCGAACGTGAAGATAGCACCGTGAATATCGCCGCCTATAAAGTGGGTGATACGGTTGTTGCGACACGACTTCCGCCGCCGCGCCATCTTCCCCAAGTTCAAGCATCCGAATTTTACATGAATAACCGCGCGAAATTCATTCAATATATTAATGCGCTGTTTCGCCCTTATCGTGAAGAATTGACTTCTGGTGAAAGCGATATTACATGCGAATCGTTATATGGTGGAGATGACTCTGCGTCGGTGGCGCTTCTTACACACCAGAAGATCGTGCGTGATTACCTGAATATTTATTCGCCTTATCGTGGGTTGCTGTTATTCCACGGGTTAGGAAGTGGTAAAACGTGCTCTTCCATTGCCATCGCCGAAGGATTGAAAACATTCAAGAAAATCGTCGTCATGACACCAGCTTCACTTCGGATGAACTATATTGAAGAAATGAAGACAAAATGCGGCGACCTCATGTATAAGAAGAATCAATACTGGGAGTTTATCGAGTCACGTGGCAACCCGGAGCTCACTCGAATATTATCGCAGATATTAATGCTGGAAGATGAAAAATTTGTGCGTGCGAATGGGGGCGCATGGATGGTGAATGTTACCAAACCCAGTAATTATGAAACCGAACTTACACCTAGCCAACGTGTGCGTGTTGATCGTCAAATCGATGAGATGATTCATGCGAAATACGAGTTTATTAATTACAACGGTCTTCGGGCTGAGAAATTGAAAAGTATGACAGAAGATTATACACATAATCCGTTTGATAATAAGGTGGTGGTGATCGACGAAGCGCACAATTTTGTGAGTCGTATCGTGAATAAACTTAAACGCCCCACTTCAATGGCGTATCGATTATACCACTTTTTATTATCCGCTCAAAATGCGAAGGTCATATTATTGACAGGAACGCCTATTATTAATTATCCAAACGAGATTGCTGTGCTGTTCAATATTTTGCGCGGCAACATCGATAACTGGGTATTCACGATAGGCGAAGGTGGAGCCGGAGCTACGGCAAAAGCAGGCGAAGGCGAAGGCGGAGCCGGAGCTGCGGCAGGAGGTAGGCTTACACTCGATACATTTAAGTCCATATTTGGTCTTGCGGGTGCGGGTTCGGGTGCTCCGAGAGGACGAGGTAAGGCGGCAGGTGTGGGTGCGGCGGCGGCCAAGGCAGGTTTTGCGAATGGAATCGGTCTTTCCTTTGATTATATGGATTACAATGCTCGCACGAAAAAACTCATGATTACACGCAATCCGTTTGGTTTTGTCCGTGATTATGACGCAGTTTCGTCGAAATATCGTGGGGTAATACGACGGGGCGACCCAACTGCGAAGATGAGCGATAGCGGAACGGGAGCGGGAGCAGGGGCGGCAGGGGCGGCAGGGGCGGCGGCGGCAGAGGCAGGAAGCGTTGCGGTCATTGATACAACATCCACCGAAAATGGACTTCTCTCTGACGCAGCATTTGAACGAGCAATCGTCCAAAAACTTCGCGAAAATGGAATTTCTGTGATCTCCGCATCCACGAATAAACAAACACCCTTCACCGCACTTCCCGATAAACTAGATGAGTTCAACGGTTATTTTATTGACCCCAATACATTAGAGTTCAAGAACCGTGATCTTTTTATTCGTCGTATTCTCGGTCTTACTTCGTATTTTCGCAGTGCGCAAGAGAAATTGTTGCCTATGTATGACAGCGCTACGAATTTCCATGTCGTCGAAGTCGAAATGAGCGATTACCAATTTGCGATTTATTCACGTGTGCGTGACTTGGAACGTAATCAAGAATCGAATATGAAGAAGAAGGCGAAGAAGCGTGGAGCTGCGGCTGCTGGCGCAGGAAAGAGCGGCGGCACAGACGGTGAAGGTATTTACGACGAGGTTTCATCCACGTATCGTATTTTCTCCCGTGCTTTTTGTAATTTCGTTTTTCCACCATCAATTCGCCGTCCTTTACCAGGTGATGACACTACGTCGGCAAGTGAAATCGAAAAGTCGGCTGCTTTGGGTAGGATGCCGGATGCGGGGGTTGTTGGTGATGCGCATGAAACTGCCGAAATGTTGGCAGCACGAATCGCCAAGTCCATGGATCCATCGGGTTCGAAAGGGCCTGCGAAACGCGGACGTAAGCCAAAAGGAGCTGCTGCGGGTGCACAAACTGGAGATGAACCTAGCAGCGCCGTCGCACTGATGGACGAAAATATGCTGGATGGAATCGTTGAAGGCGGTGATGATGATGAAGACGACGCCGAAATGATTATTACTGGCGAACACTCCGACGCAGTAGCTGCGGTAATGGCAGGTTCAACCAAAAAATCGGCAAGCACGAGTAAAACGGATTATAAATCACAATATGATGCCGCAATTATAAAAGCGATGCGTGATTTGAAGGTAAGTGCCGGAAGTTTTCTTATTCCAGAAGAACTCGCAACGTATAGCCCCAAATTTCTTCATTTGCTTCATAATATTCTTGATAAGTCACACGTCGGACTTCATCTCGTATATAGCCAGTTTCGCACATTAGAAGGTATCGGCATTATTAAGCTTATATTGGAAACGAATGGATTCTCTCAATTCAAGATTAAACAATCATCGATGGGCGACTGGACGATCGATATGACACCGGAAGAACAAGAACGCCCCTGTTTTGCGCTTTATACCGGAACAGAGTCGGCGGAAGAGAAAGAAATCATTCGCAATATTTTCAATAGCAAGTGGAAGAATGTCCCGAAGAGTATTACTGCGCAACTTTCGACACGTTTCACGAATAATATGTATGGTGAGGTCATTAAAATTCTCATGATTACTGCGTCGGGTGCGGAGGGTATTAACTTGCGTAATGTGCGTTATGTTCATATTACTGAGCCATACTGGCACCCTGTGCGCACAGAACAAATTATTGGTCGCGCGCGGCGTATTTGTAGCCACGTTGATCTTCCCGAAGAACTCCGAACAGTGGATGTGTTTTTGTATTTGATGCGTTTTACAGCGCGCCAGATTGCCACCGACAACGATGAGTCATTGAATATTCGGATGCATGATAAAAGCAAAACCGACGGGACAACACCGATGAGCACCGACCAGTCGCTTTATGAAATATCAAATATCAAGGAACGTATTACACGTCAGATATTGACGGCAGTGAAGGAGTCGTCATTTGATTGTATGATTCATGCGAATGCCGCTGCGAAAGAGCGCCTTCAGTGCTATTCATTTGGCGCGGGAGTGGGCGAAGAATCGCTGGCCTATCAACCGAATATTGCGGCGGAAGAAGACGACAAGACGAAGAAACTGAATAAACAGACGAAGACGATGGCGTTACGCAAATTGGTTGTAAATGGGAAAGAATATGCGGAAGACGCCGACACGCATATCATTTATGACCTTGAATTGTATAAGATGGGGAATTTGGTGGAGCGAGGGCGACGGACGATCATCCCGGCAGATCCACGCACGGGAGCGGGTGAGCAGTCGCGAGTGGAGTTTTTATAGTTCTTTTGTTCATCTTTTACGAGTATTTCGTCTTGAATTAGCCTTTGTGCCACGACGACCACGACGACGACGACGACCATGACGGAGAGATACTTTTTTGCCAACGCGGGGGTGATGGCGGCGGCTGTGGCGGCGGCGGCTGTGGATGCGGTGGCTACCACCATCAACTTCTTCTGGTTGATCTGGTTGAACTGGTTGAACTGGTTGAACTGGTTGAACTGGTTGAACTGGTTGAACTGGTTGAACTGGTTTTATTTTATTCTCAGGGTTTTGTTTTCTTTTTTTTCCGAAATTTTTTATTAGTGTTGTTAGGTCTATTGGTGTTCTTTTTTCTGATGTGACAGGTGAAACCGATCTAGACATAGCTTTAAACTTTGGTTCAAAATCTACAAACGACACAACCTGAGAAGATAGATGGACAGTTAATGTGGAAGTAGGAGAAACACCAGGAGAAAGAGAAGATACTGTCGCCGCCGCACCCCCAGGCCTTATGCTATCAGTTTCATGCTGCCGTACCCTAAGTATCGCATCCCGAGGTCGAGGCGACGGCGACCCATATTGCGCCGACGCGTATTCACCACTCATCTCGTAATCTAAACGTCTTGCGCGTTCAGCGTCGTATGTTCCATATACCAACGTGCTATCACTTTCATTAGAAGAGATGAATTCGGGTCTAAATTTACCATCATCCTCATGATAATCCCCTGGAAAAAACAAATCATCACAAGTAAAATCAAAAATGGATAGAATGATAACACGTGAAAAAACAAATGATACCAACTCTAATAGTAATTCATATATGGTACGAAAGGGTATCAACGGCACATCATCACCATTTGTAAATTCTATTGAACAAATTCGACTGTCTATATCACATGCGCACTTAAAATGAATAATACCTTGCTCGTTTGTCGTTTCTCTAACAAATTCATATGTGCCCTTAATACTATCAACCTTATCTTTAAAAGCTTTGTCTATTGGTACGGGTATTTCGCCTTCTTGACAAAAAAACATTATAGAATTTAGTGGGTTATCATCATGATTTATAGAATACGTTTTTTGTTCGATAAAAAATTTGTGTTTGCGCCATTCAACGCATGATAAATGTTCTGCTGCCCTTGCCATGTTAAGTTGTGTTTTTCGTGCGTTTTTTTTATTTTTTTCATTTTGGTGTAACATAGCACCACTGGCTGCCATATGTGTTTCACACATAGAAATTTCTTTTTTTTCAAAATCACGAATTTTGTTCAGGCAATACGTTATATACTCTGGTCGTGCTCCATCTTCAATTTCAACATATTCTTTATGTATATCTTGTATATTTTTGTTAATTACCCTATCGTTATACACATAATACGAGTTGCCTAAAATGGCCGGTGCGAATAATTGTGTGTTCGGTGGCAACAGATTCGCGCTAAGTATATATTCATTTTCTTCTTCGGTATATATATCTGGATTAACACCGCCATGCATCATAATAAACGCGGATACATTCACCGGAGGGCCAGATGTTGCAGATGAAGCGGCTGACATTCTTAATGTATTATTATATAAAGTGTCATATAATAATTCATTATTCGTTTATCGTCATCCGTCATCCGTCATCCGTCATCCGTCATCCGTCATCGGTTTTCTCTTCAGTTTCAAGAATATAGAATCCGTATCTTCCTGAAACCTTACCTTGCGTGTCTCTTCACTTTGCGGTGGTGCTTGCATCATCGTATGTTCCGGCACGACGAACTCATTCGGGTCATATTCTTTCAGCGGAAGCGGCTGCTGCTGTTGTAGTTGCGACGGTGGCATCGTTGCTTTCATTCTCTCGGCAATCTCTTCCATATCTCTTTGTCTTGCTGCGATTCTCTCGGCAATCAGTCGTTCCATATCATCTCCGCCACGAAACGGACTATCATCGCCTGTACCTGGAGTGGTGGTGGCGAAGGCGGAGTGAGAGGTGGAGGTGTCTAAATGAACCACTTCGACTACCGGCTCGACCGCTGATACTGCTGCCGACAACGACGCCGACGCCGACAACGACGCTGGCTTTGATTTCAACCGCACGTTTGGGTTCGAATCTCTCGGAAAATCAGAGAAATCGATCTCAGGTGGGCGTGGGATTTCAAAATACGAACGCATCTCTGCCTCTTTCTCTCGCATCTTCATTTCGATTTCTTGGCGTTTCTGGGATTGGAAGTCCTCCGCATTATAAATCTCTCGAACGCCTCCTCCAAGCATCCCGCCGCTATTCTGGGGCGGAGTCTTCGTCGGATAAACACGTGTGCCTAATTTCAAAGCACTTATATCCCTCGCAAGTTTTGGAATATTGACTGCGAGAGATTCAATCGCAATCTTATTTAGTTCTTTCAGTGAAAATGAAGAAGCACGAATTCCGTCAATCTCTGTTTTAATTTGTTTTGCCGCTTCGAAGTCCTCTGCTTGAATCGCAAGAACCTTGCGTGCCTCTAGTTTTTCTAATCGAGCAAGCGGTGCCTCCAACTCGTCTATTGTGGCACGGAGTTTTTTCGCAGCATCGTAATCTTCATCCACAATCGCCTGCTGCTTTGCGTAATGAAGCTCTCTCAATTTCGCCGCATGAAGGGACGGAATGGTCGCCGAGAGATTTTTGAGGATGCGCTCGAATACATGCTTGATTTCTTCGGGCGTTACATTTTCAGGGATTCCGTCGAATAATCCTTCTTCAGACAATAAGGTCCAAAGTAGTTCTTTGTTTTCTTGGCTTACGAGAGATGACATGCGTGGCTTGGTTCGAATGGTATAGTATTCAATTATATAAACATACTGCGACGGGTTTATATAATTTATGAAGGCATACACACAATTATTGTCTCTGTTTTATGATTATTATCTCTCTATTATGCCGACCGCAGATTGGAGGCTGTGGTCGGCCGGTAGGCTGTTCAACACCGCCTAAAAATCCACATTCGGCGTGGGCACCTTTTCATCCACGTTGAAGAACTTACGGCGGAATCGCTGCATGTATTTATCGGTAAGTTTCTTCTGTTTATCAAGAAAATCCTCGACGGTCATCTTGCCCAGCAACATGTGAATAATCATGAAGATCGAATACACCCCGCATTCTGAATCGTTTTTCTGATGATGAACGTCGTTAATGTATTCTTTAAATAGGATATTGTTCGCCTCTCCTTGTTTGCGAACCATCTTCATAAATTTGCGCAAACGTTTTTGAGGTGGGTCGCCCGTGCTATCAAAAAAGAAGATAACTCGTGCGCGAACATCGATAAACATACTCACCCAGTGTTCTCCTGGCTTGTTATGTGGATCTGTATTGAATACGATACCGATTTTGTGCTTTCCATTTTTCACGTGTTTCATAATATCGAATTTACATAACTCTTCCCAAACACATTCACCATCATCAAGAACCTCGTCATAATCCATTGGGGATGGTCCGATAAAGACAAATGACGGCACTGCGTGTTCATATTGTTTGAGTGAATTCGCAATATCAATACTCGAAAGCCACTCATGAATATCCTTTTTCCATGTTTTTGGAGCTTGAGGCGCAAATGTATAATGAAGCATTTCTTTATCTATACCGGATGAAGCAAAGCTTTGCCGTAGCCAACACGCTTCTTGATGACATACACTATTCATATTCTGTTTAAGAGCAATCCAAATCGCACGAGGTTCCGTGTCTTCAATTCTCTGATCCGGATGACGTTTATTCCAAAGTGATTTTAACTTGTCGAGAGATTTTGCCGAATAGCATGAAAAATCCTTTGTTTGGTTGATATCGGGGTCGGTTTGGTCTCTTGGCGCACAACTCACCGATTTGAAATTATCATGCTTATTGCCACCAACATTACCTCCACCTTCGAGTATTTTATTTGTATCCATTTTTATTGAAATACTAAACCTATACTATTATGTCATAAAAAATTGAAGCTTTATATTTTATTTGTTGCATCGTATCGCATCGTATCGCATCCATGGCCGTAAGAACTCGTTCTCAAAAGAAGTATCAACAACATCTCCAGCGTCGTGAGGAAGAACCGGAACAGGAAATAACCTTTAACTCAGATGAATCACCACCATCATTACCACCATGCTCTTCAGGAAAAGGACGACGCAACCATCGCGTAAAAATATCAACGCAATCATTCCTTGAAGCAAGCACCCGAACCTATAAGGTATATTCACCAACAAACAAACAAGCATCGCCGGTTTGTCATAGAACAATCAATACCAACGAAGACATCGATACGGATAATATATCAGCAGCTGAAATATTGGTGACAATACAAAATGATCTTTTGTCAAAACCGGAATTACAACCGAATATAGAACATCAACACACCTGCTTGAATCCAATGAGCCCGGTTTCCGTATATATATATCGAATCGGAATTTACAACATTAGCCAGACACTTCATTATAAGACCGCTTATATACTATACGATAAAACACAACGGTTGTATCATGTATATTCAATCATTTCAAATCAAAGTCAAGTGCGCCAAGCAGCAGACGAAGATGCGAATTCCGTTGAAAACGAAAACGAAAACGAAAACGAAAATCAGCATACACGCACCGAATTCATACTGCCTTTACCTCGAAATACGATACAGTTGAAATACAAGTCATATATTAATGATACGGTTGCTGAATTTATAATGACGTTGATTGTTCCATCAAACGAACACGATTATTACATTCAAGATGATATTATTGGACTGGTTGTTCAGCCGAATGAATTACAAGAGAAAGCATTCAGCGAAGATTCTTGTTATTATGATATCGATGATATTGTCTATGACGACACGTCAAGTGAGACCACCAACGGGTTCAAGGCATTTATGATTGTGCCATCACGTCATTTCTGGTATTCACCAAATGGGGCATATCATTATCCATTGACAGAAGCAAATACTCCGGCATACCGTGACAATAAATATACATGTCAGACACTAAATTCGGTATTGTCGATCCTGTCGCAATCATGTTAGTTATTATTGTGTCGGCGGCAGAGTGTGAGGTGGAGGTGGCTCTAATTTATTTTATTGTCACTGCGTAGAAGAAGCAGCAGCGGCAGAAGCTATTACTCGTTTTGTAATTTCGGTTTGATAATCTCTCACTTTTGGTAATCGTGCTTTTATACTTTCATCGTCATCAAGGCGTGGTTTTAATACGATGAAATCGTCGATCGTTTTTTTTCGTATGCACATTTTATTCGCAAACGACATAATCGTATTCGTGGATGAAGACGATGACCCACTTTGAGGGAGTGGTGGCGATGCCGGCGACGGCGGTGATGACGGCGGCGGTGATGACGGCGGTGACAAATGCGTATTATGTATCTTTTCTTGTAATTCATTACGTGCGTCATCACTCACCATATCCGTAATATCATTCCATTTCAAATACTCGATACATGCTTTAATATATTCTTGATGTGCTTCATTTATAGTGTCGTTTTCACACCTTTCATGAAATAAGTCTCTCGTCATATTCAGTATTCGCTCTTTATAATACATTTTTTCCTTACGAAATGTTTCTTGTATAACATCAGTTGTATTGGATATCGTTTTTTTACATTTATCATACTTTGTTCGATTTGCCATGACCGAGAGAGTCAATTCATTGAAATCATTCCAAAGATGTGATGAGGCGGGAGTGTGGGTATGAGTGACGGTGTCCGTATTGTCTCGTTGATTTTCGTCTCGTTGGTTGTCGGTGCGTGTCTCGGTGCGTGTGTCTTCTTCCATCTTCGTGTTGAATTATAAATAATAATACAACAATAATTTGTCATATGTTGTTATATTATAATATTGCATGTTGTTTTTATGCCATACTATGAGATTACGACCGCATTGTTAAGTGCTCTTTTGCGTTTGAAGTTGCGGTTGCTCTTGGAATAAATGTTGGAAATGTTAGCGTTGATCCCGAGTTATTTTCTTCGTTTTTTCTACCAGAAAATCCTTCGGATATA